TCGATCCCACATTCACGGAAAAAGTAGGTAAGGTGCATATAAAACCGGCTAATATTAATGCTCATGGTTTTATATAAATAAAACGGCTTAACTACCGGTACAGTAACCTTGTCTTTTAGAGAGTTCTTGTCTTTGTTTGTACTGCACTTAGTAGCCTCCAACCCTGCTTGTAACCTTATTTATTTTGTTTTGTTGGTCCAAGCTTCGTTGGGTTTTTATTTGCCAATATTAAATAATAGTTAATATTTATAAAAGTAATTATGTAGTATGTAGTTTACCACAAGTCTTAAAAGTCAAAGAATCCAAAGTCGTACTCCTCCAAATCCTCCTGTTTATCCATAGCTTCATCATACCTTTTCTTTGCTTGCATGATTTGCTCCCACTTCCTGTCTTCTCTTCCCCATGCTGACTCCTCATAATCTGTAGGCCTGAAACGCTTTCTAGATAACATTTTATATCTTTGAAAAACATAATAGTCAACTCTTGCTTCATCTTCTTCCTCTTCAATGTTGAGCAGAGGGTTATAATCAATCTCATCATTATTAATTGCGGAAACAGCAACATTATATTCGTGGTCATAACACCAAAATCTACATTCATCAGGATCAAAGGGTGGCATATATTGCTTCAGAAATTTACACATTAACTTATTAGATAATGAAAATTCTATAGACCTTAAAAAATCATCCCAATTTAATTGTTTTGGAAAGAGGTACATTGGCACTTTTTTATATGTTTTATGTTTAAAATCATAATCATCATCAGTTGGTCGAACATACAAAACTGGCCCTAAAGAAAGGTTGACATATATATAATTTGGTATTTTTTCTTTAATATCATTCGTATCAAAGTAGTGTGCCACTTTTGGATAATATAAATCTAAGGGTATAAAAGGGTCCACATTGTTATTAGGCTGATAATAAATTAAATTGAAACCAGTTTGATACAAATTCTTCAACAGTAGGTATGTCTGTCTCTTGCTTAGGTAGTGTCTAGGTGTAGGGCCTTGTTTCATTGCCACCTTTCTATAGACCATCTTATTAAAATAAGACAAATAAGCTCTAGAATAATTAATCATTTTATTTTTTTAGGTCCTTATTCCCATTTTAGGACCTATACGGCTTTTGAAAATGGGAAAGCCTTGTATGCAGCGTCTCTGACTGCAGAATCAAAAATCTTATCTCCACGTTCTGTGGTCCCCCCCAGTCCTGTGGCAGGATGGGGCTCTACTTCCCAGACATAGTAGGCTTCTAAAACATAAGATTGTAAGTTGGCTGGCACTGTGAAATCTATAAAATACTTAACATTTGTACCAGTTGGATTTTGTGAGTTACCCGGTATGGCTATATATGTGTAAGTTTCAGAATATGTATTGCCTATGTACTCTGAAGTTCCTTGGAAAATATTATTACCATTTATGACATTATACTCATTAACAAGTGCTGTATCCAAAGCTGTATAAAGACACTTCTGTGGTACTTGATCTTTTGACTCTAATGAAACCGATGTGAACATCTCTTTAGGCTTTTGTTCTCCTTCAGCTAATTGAGTTGATTGTGTTAGATAGGCAATTGGTGTTGGCCAAGTATCTAATAATTTGTAAATAGTGAAACTACCAGATTTTGAGACTGCAGGTGATATGTTGGTGACTTTCAATGTTGCAGCTATAAGCCGGCACTGACCATATAATGCTGATTCTTGAAACCTAACAAAGTGCAAATCAGCAAGTTGTGCATTAAATGCTTTTGACACAAAAACCATATTTGTAACACCATTAGCATATAATGGGCCATCTTCAGAATCTCTTATTTTAATTGCCGGGACCCATGGAAATACATATGGGAACCAATATATACCTGCAACTTGTAATGCCTGATCATTATTAACAGTTATTGGAACTTTCTGGTAGTAAGAGAACTTAACTATTGATTTAGGTGTCTTATAAAAAGCAAGCTTTTCATTATAGCGAGACATGTTCATAGCTGATATCAGTTTATCTGCCCTCATTTCTTTACGATTCTTAAAAACATTAGGTAGTGTCTTATTATCTAAATTATTAGCATTAACTTGTCTAGAAATTTCATTCAGTCTACGGTTTGTTTCTCTCACCTCTTGTCTCCTATTATTATTATTATTATTATTATTATTTCTCCTTCGGTTATTGTTATTATTGTTATTATTATTAGGTCTGCTTATGGTATTTAAAGAACGCAGCACAAAATTAGGTATGTAATTCATCTGTCTTGAAATGTTGGGACGAAATCTATTAATTGGGCCTCGATTCCAATTGTTATACCATGTATTGGGCCTGGGGCTATTATAATAATTAAAACCTTGATAACGATGAGGTTGATAATAACGGTTGGGGTTGATATTAGTTGTGTATTGTGGATTTCTTCTAAAATTGATTCTTCTCATTAATTGTTCTTTTTTTGGGTCATCAGACCAATATATTTTTTAAATTCTTTAATGGTGAGTAACACATCATCATAAGTTAAGTTAAAATCGGATAATAGTGTAGGCAAGCTGAATTCTTCATCTATCTGATTGTTAACCATTTGTAATTCCTGTTCTGTAAGCTGTCTGGTATTGACCATCATCATCCTTTTCATAGTTTCCCAGTACTCATCATCAATCTTATAAAAGTTCTCCCTTCCTTCAGTATTATAGAAAATGTTATCTATTTCAAAAAGATCATCCTGAAGATGATCACGTGACTCACCCTGTTTGATGAGACCATTGGATTGGGTGCTAGTTAAAATAGACACGGCTTTATCATTATAAGTACTGGCTAGTGTCCTTTTCAGTATCTTGGTGAATACGTGATTATTAGTATAATTATTTGCTATTCTATAGGCCTCATTAATATGGGCAGCAGCTATAATGTTAAATATGTGTATACCAGAATAGTTAATCAAATAACTCATTGCTAGATCCAAGTTATATTGGATTTTCTGTTCAATATTGTATTTCTTGTACTTTATTGAATATTGCGCTAGGTCATATAACTTTGTTGGGTCTCGTGTTAAATAAATATCACCTTCATCATTTATAAACCATGATCTCAATGAACAAAACTTGAAAGTACTAAAATCTCCAATAGTTAAAAACTTACAAATTTGACCAATTCCAAAAGATCTATTATCTGTGATTGAATCAGGCCCTTTGCTTGGGGGCAAAAAATAACTATAATATATTTTTTTAATTAATTCATCTGAAATATAAGGTTTATACAAAACTGAGAAATCATCTCCTTTGGACATAACAACATAATCCACATCATATTTCAATCCAAATTTGTGATTGATATATCTATTATAAAGGGCCATACGCATAGTGTTGCATAGTGTGGTGTCACAATCTCCAGAAAAAACAGTCCCTAATACAAAATAGTTTATAAAGGTCTTCAACTTACCATTAGTATCACGGTATTTAACCTTCATCTGTTTATAATATGTATTTGCAATTCTAATGAACAAGTCTTTAGGAACATGGTAAACCTTATCCTGAATGAGAGAATATAAATATCTGTCAATTTCCTTAAGAGTTATATCCTGTGTGTTGTCGAATGCAGAACCATCACCTTCAACCACCTTGGTGAATCCTCTCTTAGCAAACTCATTTAGTTGGTCAGCTATTTGCGTTAAATTTTTATTTCCACAATAACCATTAAAATGTTTGGAACATAATTCTTCAAGTGACCAAGTTACTGGGCCCATGACATATTTCACTTTCTGTGGTATGGAACAAACCATCCTAGGTTTTCCATCAGGTAACTGTAACTCAGACTTACATATTGCTTGATAGCATTCTGATAGCATATCTTCCAATTGCTTAGAAGTCATCAGTGGTAGCTTTTCTGGATGGTGGAAATAATTATGTATTGGGAGTACTAATTTCTGTTTCTTGGCTGGTAGGTGGTTGTACCATTGGCTAAATGAATAGGAAAAATCTTTAAGATATGGACCTAATTCTTTATCTATAGTTTGCTTTGCAAAACTGATAAAATCATCAATTACCTCTGGTGAAGGTGTGGGAGCTGATTTCATCTGTCGCTTAGCTGCTGCGAACAATGTGTTTTTATTATTGCCATATACAATTGGAGTTGTTTGATTATGAGTTCCTATGACATGTGAGAAAGCTTCCTTGTAGTAAATCTTATCCTTTATGTCTCTGACTTTTATATTATTGAGAGGTTGCAGAAAGTTCTGTATTGGTGGAGGGAGATTACATGTTGATAAATAGTGTTGGTAATTTGCTTCTTTTGACAATTGTTGTAATTGATCATCACAAATATGAACAAGCAATTGAGGGAATCCTTTTCCAGGTATTTTATTATATGTCTTATCTTCATCATCATAATATACAAACTTGGCTTTAATTAATTTTTTCATTAAATACTTTTCATTATTGCTGAGATGTGCTTCTGGAATTTTATTTAATAAAGGATGAAAAAACTTACCCTTATCTTCAAAATCGCAATTTGAGTTGGGTGCTGCATGCTTTTCTATGTTATCACTTAAGAAAGTGAAGGGTAAGTTTGGTCTGATGACCCCATTTAAAAATTTTGTTCTTCAGGATATAATATTTTTTTTTCTATCTTGGTAGGTAGTCTGAAATCTGGTTTAATATCATAATCAATATCAAAAATACAGTTAATTATCTTCCTTATGAATCCTATTTTATTCTCCTTAGTATTGAGTTCACCTTGTCCTGCTTTAAGCTTATTAATGGCTTGTGTTATTGGGGAAAACTCTAAAAATCTTATATTTTGCTCTGATATAAACAAATCTTCTAGTAGTTTTCTTATTATAGGTATGTAGTATGTTCTAAAATCATGATTAGGATCTTCTCGTATTAAATGAGCTATCACAGAATTAATACTATTCCTATCTATAGTTTTCATTTGAAGTAAACGAGATAAAACTTTGTTTTTAATACTATCATCAATTTCTTCATCAATAGTATAATCTAAGGAATCAAATTTCAACCAAAACTGAGTATCAATGAAAAATCCCTTCTTCTTGAACACAAAATAATATTTGTTGTTTATCTTCTTAACCTCTCGGTGTGTATTAAGTACCAATGGATCTAAATCATCAGGATTGCTATTATTATTTTGTGTGGGCTCACAATGATATATAGACTTAAACTGAGGAGTGGACAGTGGTAGGACAACATTAGCATCTGTGACGAGGTTATGGAGGTCATGGAAATAAAGTGGTAGTGTTATGAGAGTATCAAGCATTTTTATTTTAATAGATGCAGAAGGCTGGTGTTGATATGTGTTATAAAATTGCATCATCTGTTGGGCATATGACAATTGGGCTGTTTTATGGACATTCTTTAATTCATCATCTTTTAAAAAATCTTCTGTTATGAAATCATACAATGTAGGGTTACTAATTTTCACAATTTTGAATCTCAGATAATTAGTAGCTCCACAATCATATGATTCCAAACCAATAGCCTTTAATATAAAATTGTGTGGTTGAGTTCTTGATATCGGCACCACTCGACTTCTTATACCATTAAGGTATTTCAAATAATGTAAGTTAGACGCATAGATATGGTCATTTCCAAAAGTTTTCATTAAGAATACTGAATCATATACATCAGTAGCATTAGGCACGCACAGGGTATAGCCTTCAATATTATTAGAATCTTGATATGTAATGTTATGAAATGAATTGTCAATATGCTTTGGAATATGAACTGAACCAACCATAACAGTGCCGTCTCTAAGCTGTTGTGCGATATTATAAAGATCATGGGGTTCTAAATAATAAATAATATCAGTCAACAAAATTAAAGAATCAGCAGGTACAAAATTTTTAATTTCATATTTGGGTTTTTTACTATTGTCCTCCTCTTTATCTTCATTTTCTTTTTGTACAACAGCTTTTTTATCATTATTGTCCTTCTTACTAACCTCCTTTTTATTTTTACTATTCTCTTTAATTTGATTTTTAGCACTGACCTCAATTTTTCGACAAGTGTCAATGGCTTGTTGGTTGAGCTTATAGAACTTGTCTAGTGTTTCCTTAAGCTTCTTGTTTCTTAAATCATAATATATAAAATAATTATTCTCATCATTAGTTGCCCTATCATGTGGGAAATTCAAAACAACATTTTCATTGATTTTATTCTTATTTTTGAACCTGAGAATATCTTTGTTGTAGTTACTGACCTCCTGATTGTAATGCTTTTCCATTTCCTTATACTCTAAATAAATATTATAATTTGAATCATCTTCTTCATCACTGGAGTTGTTATCGCTATCTTGTTCTTCTTCAGATGTAGATGAGTCACTGTCATCATAATCGTGGTATTGAGCCTTAATAGCTGTTTGTAATGTTCCATAATGAGTTGGTACATGATGGTGTGGCCTATTATCTTCTATAACATCTTCATAGAATTGAAAATATGTGGAATTTAAAGCTTGTTGCAATAATTGTTCATCAGTTTTAGGGGGATTCTTCTTATTGATATCATCAATCTCCTTTTGTAACGAATCTACTTGTTGTTGAATCTCTTGCTTTTTGTTAGGATCTCTATGTTTAGCCTTAGCTTTTGTAAGTAATGGTATTTGGGCCTCTTTCTTAATTCTATCTTCATCTATTTTCTTCTCAAAATCTTTCCTAATTAATGAGTCGTAACCTTCTTTAATTTTATCGTAAACTAAACTCTCATTATAAATAGTGTTTTTCCTAAAATAAGCTTTTGTATTTTTGATAGCAATCTCTACATTCCTACGTCGGTCATTATCAGCTGTCTCTTCATTGGTTAATATAACATGTGGGTTAAAGCCTGCCTTAACTAATCTTGAATTCTGTATATCTATTATGGTCCTTGACTCCTTCATGACGTTGAAATTGTCATAATTAGGGTCATCCACTAAAGCAACATTCTCAATTATATTCTTGTTTTCTTGAACTTCTCTCAAATAGTGCAATACTGGGTGTAAATTGGTCTCATTAGTATCCACTAATTTCTTCTGAGGGACTCCCGCATTATTATTGCTGTTAACATTATTCTTATTAAATTCTTCATGGGATATAAACTTCATTTTAGTTATTTTGGACAATATAGGGGCAATATCAGCATTTACAGGAACGGGGAATTTGAACTTATTATAATATTTTTGCATCATCTCCGTTTTCTTCATACCATACAAAGGAACATCAAGAATTTTTTCAGCAACAGGAGCATAATTACTTTTAATAGCATGAGCATCAAAAGGCAATGAGATATGTTGTTTTACCATTCCACTAACATTTTTATTTTTGGCCTTAAAAGTGGAAGGATCTACATTGCCTAAAAAATTCTTACCTTTTTGAGGATTTGGAATTTTATTATTATTATTATTATTATTATTTTTAATAATATTTTTA